GCAACAGTGGGATCTATATCACCATTCAAACCTCCTTCAGTTACATTTTCTAATGTTTCTTCATTTTTCACTACAATATCACCCTTTTGAACATTTTTGTTATATTCCTCAGATGATTGAACCTTTACAGGAGGGGTTAATTTTTCCTCTACGTTAACATCCTCATCACCACCTGCGACAACACCTAGTTGTTCTGACTTGTCTGATGGTTCTTTCTTTTCTGCTTTAGTATAATTTTTTGGACCAACAGGATCTGTAAATGGTGTTGCAGGTCCTATTTGGTCATTGAACTCACCACTTAGAGTTTTATTTTTTTTAAGTGATCCATAAAAACCTGTAAGTCCACCAGTCCTAGTTCCATTTTCAATTTCAGTAGTAGTTGCGAATACTGTTTCTCTAGTTCTTGGGAATACTCCTATTATAAAAGAGGGTGCTCCAACACCACCACCACGAACACCGAATACAGTATCACCTTGACTTATCCTTGCAGACCTTAATTTAAAAGCAGCACCAGAACCAGCAGTAGTTGGTAATATACAATATGCATAACTTAACTGTTCGTCTTTAACTTTAGCTTTATCACTACTGTGATCACCATCTATACGAACTTTGTACATCCACCCAAAACCATTTTCAATTTGCTTTTCTTGTGATGCATATCCTGCAACAGTTCCTATCCAAAACTTTACATCATGTTCACCATACTTAGTTTTCTTATTTGTGTTATGAAAATTAGTCGTAGCCATTATTCTGTTTTAGTAAAACCATATTCATCACGAGCAAGTGTTAATGATGTAAATGAATTAGTTGGTGTGAATGAATGACATAAGTGTAATATTAAATAATCACCACTCCTATGCTCATTAAATTCTTTTTCAATCTTGTTATCCTGAGTTATATTTTCAATATCAAGTCTAATACATTCACCAACTGTCAATCTACCATTGTGTGGAATAACAATATTTACTAATTGAGCATGTATTAAACTATACCTCATTATTGCTTTTGGTAAATATAATGTTGGATTATTTGAAATCTCATTACTAACATCATCATTATCAACTCCAGGCATTAATTCAAAAGTATATGTTCTGCAATAATTTGTATTGTTTTCAGTTATTTGGTCATTATTCAAATCTTGTTTAATAGTTTCTCCAAGAGTAATAGTTTCTTTATTATTATAAACATTTACTATTGTTTCAGTAACTTCTTGTGTAACCAAGTTTCTAACACAAACACGGATATTATATTGTCCATTTTTTATTGCATTCATAACATCTTGATCTCTTCTGACAGTTGGTGTTGCTAAAACATGTCTATCATTTTCATCATTATCTAAATTTGCTTTCAACCCTATTTCATAAATGTAACGATGAGTTATTGATCTAGTTGCATCAGCAAGAAAATCTTTTCCATCCTTTATCATATTATGAATAGATTTAAAATTATATCCTTGACTATTTTCATAAAAGAAAAATCCAGGATCACCTTTAACTGGTATTGATTTATGGCACAAATTTAAAATTGTATCCAATGCATTTTCATTTTTTCCATGCACCTTCATACTATTTTTAGTTTCCTCTATGTTCTCATCTTCAAATGGTAACTCAGCTTGTTTTAATATTTTTTTTACTATCTCACTTATTTTTGCCTCTGGATAAATATTCTCTATTGGTTTACTAGCACTTTTTATTGCATTGACGGAAACCATAGGAAAATATGCAGTTTGTCTTGTACCTGAATCAACATTGTATGGACTTCCTGTGATAACAAATCTTCTTTTCTTCCCTCTCCAATCTAAAGCTTTATATTTAGTGCTTACCTTTACTAAAACTTCTTCAAATCCCTCAATTGGTAATCCATCTTTTAAAGTTCCTGCAAAATCATCTTTTTGATCTCCAACTGTTCCACCTGTATCTACTTCAAGAAAACTAGCAGTAACCATTGGTGAATATAAACTTTCATAATAATTAAATCCAACTACTTTTCCTCGAATATCAACAAATTTTGTTGTTTCTCTTTTTGTAGCTCCTTTTTTTATCTTTTTAATAACTTGGAATTTAGTATAATTTGGTTGTCCTGCTGCTGATCCCATTACTTATCTCCCTTATCTACAAAATATTTTTGAAGATATACTATCTTCTTTGTATCAATAAACATATCTTCATCAAAATTCGTTAAAAAGGATAAGTCCTTATCAAAAGCTATCATACTTGAATCAAAATTTGTGTCAAAATCATAGATAGATTCATTATTATTTAGAAAAGTATTACTAAGATCTATATCTCTATCAAAAATATTTTCTATCTCACTTGAACCAAATTTATTCATAAACTCTTGTAAAGTATATCTTTTTGTATTGCCTTTTGGATCTGTGACAACATATGGTTTATCTTTATCTTGTTCAAATACAAATGTAGAGGAATCATTTAAAGTTCCTTCTGTTTTTAATGAATATCCCTCATTTCCAGCATACTCACCAGATTCAACTTTTTTATAAAGATCTATTAACCCTTTGTAATCATCTTCAAGTTTTTTTATACCTTTTTCACCTTCTTCAAGTTTTTTATTTGCCTCTAAAATTTCTTCATATTCTTTATCTCTATCATCTCCATTAAATAAATCAATAAAACCCTTCGCACTATCATATATTAATTTACCAAAATTAATGACAGGTTGAATTTTTTCCATCAATTTTTCTTTTGCCTCATCTATTTTTTCTTGTATCTCCTCAATATTTGTAATTGCCACACCCAACAACATAAGAGAAACAAACCCTAAAATATTACCAAATAAATTACCAGTACCACCTACTACTTTATTTTTAATTTTTGATACTGATTTTTTAAATATTGAAGGAATTTCAATTTTCATCTCCTTTTTCTTTCTTTTCTTTTTTAAGATAGAAACTGCTTTCAATTTTCTTGTTCTTTTTTTGGTGGCAGATATTTTCTCCATAGATGTAGTTAATACACTATTAAGATTTTGAGCTGATATTTTTAATTTTTCTGCTGCTTCCATTTAACTGTAAATAATATCTTTAAAACCAAGAAGTTCTGGAACTTCTTCCATATAAGGGTTACTCATATTCATCGAACTTATATCTGGTATACCTGTTGCTGGATTTACCTCAACCCCACCTATTTGGTTACGTATATCAGAGGTAAGATCTATATCTTCAAGTTCAACAAAAGTTGTATCATTATCTGAATCTTTGATTAAATTTCTTAACTCAATTCCTTTTGTTGCAAATGGAACTGCTCCAATCGTGTTTGCATAATCAAGTATTGGGTTTGGAGTAAAAGTATTAATTATATTAAATGATTCACCACCTATATCGCCAGGAAGATTTGAGGAGAATAATTGATCACTTTTAAATCCATCATTTGTAAATACACCATCATAATTTTCTTCAGCAAGATTTGGTTGAATTCCTAGCATTTTTCGTGCCATTATCTCAGCATCAGCAGGATCATATCCCTCCGCTATCAATCGATCTTTAGTCGATTCATAAGTTTCTATATTTGCATCAAATATTGGTTTTCCAATCTTATTACCAACATAAAATAGTAATAATAAACCAAGTGCTGTTAAAACAATTGGATTGGTTAAAAGTCCAAATGCAAGTGACGCACCAGAGATAAAATTCGCAATCGCACCAGCAGCAAATATTGTTCCAATTATACCTGCACCCACTGCAATTGCTTTCCAATTTTTGGTAGTCCAATTGTAAATATCTTTAATTTTTTGTTGGAAATCCTCATCATCTAATCGTTTAAGAATATTAGTACCAAGTAATCCAGCTCCTAGTATACCTGCCAAATTCATCAATTTATCAAATAGATTACCAAATGGTTTGATGACAGCTTTACCTATTTTTGATCCTATTTTTGATTTCTTTTTTTCCTCTAATTTTTTTTCTGCGTTTTCTTTCTTATCTTCTAAGTTTTGTTTTCTTTGCTCATCAAATAATGCCTTTTGATCTCTCAATCTCTGAGACATATCCATAGATAACTTTTCTGTTATCGTATTTAATATGTCAGATGTTTCATTTAATGTTAATTCTAAATTACTAACTCTTGGTGTAATTTTTTCACCAATCTCTTCTCTTTGTGTTTTAAATATATTTTTTAGTATTGTAATTTTTTTCTCATTATTTGCAACTCTACCTGCCAATCCCATTCCACTACCAATTTTCATGGTTGACCTACCAATTTTAGGTCCACCCTTCATAGCCTCCATTTTTTTGGCAAAATTTTCGTAAACGGGAGATGATTTATCCATTTTTTCTTTGTTGCATCTTTAAGTTCTGCTCCTCAATATATTGTTGCAGTAGAGATAAGTAAATTTCTCGTTCCCAAGGAATCATGTTTTCAATCTCAGTTAAAGAGTATTTATGATGCTGAATCAATGCAAAGTTGACTTTATAGTATGACTCTAGATTCGTATGAGCCATACCTAGTTGAAAAAAGCTGCCAGTCCCTCCAATATTATAGTTGATTCTACATTAGTTTTTGGATTTTTAACCTTAACTGTATGTGTCAATTTTGGCATAGTCGCAAAAAAATCTTCAATCATCTTAAATTGTTTAGTATTAAGTTGATCAACAAAATCTTCAAGTTCTTTTTTAGTTGATTCAGATGCTGGCCAACTTTCTTCTTCATTGAAGATGGCATCTATACAAGATACGATCATGTCTAATGTATTTGATACTTCATTTTTATCACTTGCTTCAAAGTTATTCTCAATGAATTGTTGCATTGATGGATACTTTAATTTAAGTGATAGATTATCATCTAGTTTGATCGTATCTTTATGTTTCTTATCTTTTTTAATTTTGATAGAATCTATATCAATAGACGTAGGGACTGTTGTTTTATTATCGTCAGGACAGGTTAATACAATTTCAACTGTTTCACCAACTGATTTTGATCTCACATTTAAAAATAAATATTCTATATCAAAAGTTGCAAGTTTTGTAATGTCAATACCCTTTGTAAGGATACAAGAATTAAGAATTTGAATCACAGAATCTGTAATTTGTTTGACATCCTCTGTCTCTAATGCCATTATAAGAATTTTTTCTTCTCTGACAAGAAAAGGTCTGTACTTAATTTTCTTTCCTGATGAGGGCAATACCAACTCATAAGTTGGTGTATTAATTTTTGGTAAAGGCATAATGAATATTCAATTCAGTAAAATTATTTATATGGGTTTTCTAACCGTTTACTATATAGCGGTCATAATTAAAGTTTACAGTCACTTTCATTATATCAGCAGCACCATATGACACAGGCACTGGATCTATAGCTCTTGGAAATGCATTTACAAATCTGTATCTTAATGTTCTCTTGTAATTTTTTTCAAACTTATTGATATACATGGTATTACATTTATATGAATCAGGATATCTCATTCTTCTATAATAAGCACGATGATTCTGTTCTACATCATCATTTGCACCACTCGATATGTATTCCATCCAACCCTCAAATATTCTGAGTAGTGTATAATCCTCATCACAATAAAAGGAATAACTAAAATCTGTATAAAATCTTGTATGAGCAAACTGTTGAGGAACTCCCATGAAGTTATCTTTGACCTCTGCAGTTGCTAGAGTTGAAGTTGGTATGACTGCTTCATTACAAAGTATTCCAACATTTCTGGATAAAAAACTTTTTATATTTCTGATACCTGTATAATCAGCAAGATACGATTCAACTGCTGGTGTTAAAGAAGAAAAAGTTACAAGAAAATGGTTAGTTTGTGCTAACGGACCTATTAGATTCTTTGCCACCGAAAGGTTAAATGGTTTTATTGTTGTCTCTGCCACTCTAAATAAGTATGATTGTTATTTCTATTTATGTCATATAAGGGAAAATATTATCCTTCCTACCCTAAAAAGTATAAAGGTGATCCTACAAACATCATTTATAGGTCACTTTGGGAAAGAAAATTTATGGTGTATTGTGATAAAAATGAAAAAATACTTGAATGGGGAAGTGAAGAGATTGCACTACCATATCGTTCTCCTGTTGACAATAGAGTTCATAGATACTTTCCTGACTTCTATATCAAGGTTCAAGAGAACACTGGTCATGTTAAGACATATTTAATCGAAGTAAAACCACTTAAACAAACACAAAAACCAAAAAAACCCAAAAGACAGACCAAAAATTATTTAAGAGAAGTCTATGAATACGCTAAGAACCAAGCAAAATGGAAAGCAGCAACAGAATTCTGTGAAGATCGTTTGTGGGAGTTTAAGGTCATGACTGAAAAAGAACTAGGAATCAAATGAGTCGTATCGCACCACTAGTAGGTAATCTGATTGGTAGTGAAAGTGCTGATGAGTTATTGATTGAAATCATGGGAGCACTTGGTGATAGTGTGGAATCAATTCCAGAAGTTGGTAAGATATATGTATTTGCATATCAACCATCAACACCTAACATTAGATATGATCAAAATCCTTTGGTTGCTGTAACCAATGTATATGAATGGGGATTTCGTGGAATCAACTTTCATTGGGGTCAATCTCGTTCATATACCTTTCAAGAAGTGGCGAGTCAACTCTATCAAGTCACAAATGAGGAGTTACAAGACCTAAATACAATACCATTCGCAAAATTTCGTATAAATAACTAAAAAGAGATATGGGTGCTGACAATACAAATACTAATAAGGAGGATGCTGATAAGGCAAGAAGAGAGGCAGCGAGATTGCAACGTGAAGCAGAGGGAGCAGAAACTCAAAGTAGATTAAGAAAATATTCTAAAAAGAGAAGAGGTGGTGTTTTAAGATATCCACTTGAAGCTTTAACAGAACATACTGATTATTTACAAATTGATATTGAAGAGTATGTTGCTCTTGGTGGTTACATATCAGAACCAGGATCAAGTAGCAGATATGTAAAAGGTAATTATTTTGGATCTGATCGTGCAGGTCGTAGAGGTAGTAACAGATTATCAAAAAAACCTCTAGTTAATAATGGAACAATATTACTACCAATACCATCTCAAATTCAAGATACTAATAATGTTCAGTATGATGACTCAACAATAAATGGTCTAACTGCTGTTGGAGTACAAGCAGCAGAAAATTTTATGAATATTGATCTAGGTCAAAATGTATTTACTCAACTCCCACAAATTGCAACGGAAGCAAAAACAAATTTACAAAGCGGAATTGGTAATGAAGCAGCTGCCACTAATGCTATTAGTAAATTTCTAGCATCAAAAGCAGTCGGTATATTTGGTGGTCAAGTTACAACAAATCAACTACTTGCAAGAGGTAGTGGTGAAATACTTAACCCAAACATGGAGTTATTATTTGGTGGTCCTAGTCTCCGTAATTTTAGATTCAACTTCAAATTTACACCTCGTAATGAAAAAGAATCACAACAAGTTAAATTAATTATTCGTGCTTTTAAAAGAAACATGGCACCACAGGCACAGGGTGGAACACTTGATAGTGGAAACTTCTTTCTTAAAACACCAAATGTTTTTAATTTAAGGTATCGCACTGGTCGTAAAAATCATCCGTTTTTAAATCGTTTTAAGCAATGTTTTTTAACTTCTGTAAATACAACTTATACTGGAGAAGGGATATATTCTACATATGATGATGGCACACCAGTATCAACAGTATTAGATTTATCATTTAAAGAAATACAACCAATTTATGATATTGATTATGATGCAAGACCAGGTTCTGAGGCAGTAGGTTACTAATGGGATTTTTTAGAGAACTACCAAATTTACTTTACCCATCTTTTTTACCAGAAAAGACATCTTCTCTTGATTTTATTGAAGTAAAAAATATTTTTCGTAGAATTAAAGTAAGAGATGATTTATTCAATAATTTTACAGTTTTCAATAAGTATGAAATACCAGAAGGTGCAAGACCAGATACAGTAGCAGAGGAAATTTTAGGTAGTGCTAATTTTGACTGGATTGTTTTAACAGTTGCAGGTATAATAAACGTAAGAAATGAATGGCCATTAAGTAATCGTGATTTATATAACTATGCGAATGATAAGTATGGTGAGTCATTAAACTCTAATCGTTTTTTTGAAACAACAGAAGTTAAAGATTCAAGTGGTAGACTAATATTACCAAAAGGAAAAGTAGTTGATAGTGATTTTACAATACCAAAACCAGGAACTCCAACTGCGACTTTAAATCCTGTTATAGGAATTAGTAATTATGAGTATGAAACTCGTTTGAATGATGAAAAAAGAAACATCAATATTTTAAAAGAGGAATATTTAACACAATTTTTAGATGATATGAAAGACATAATGACTTATTCCAGATCATCAGAATACTTAGACGAAAATACGATAAGAACCGAAAATACTAATATAACATTGCCATAAAAAAGGAGGTCGTTTGACCTCCTGTGTAATTATTCTTCTGCGAGTTTCGCAAAGTACGATAATGCATCATCCTCGTCTTTGTCTACCGTTGAGGTAGTTGGAG